GCTCCAACTTTGTTATTGACAAGATTCATTTGATTTGGACATCCACAGGTTTGTACTTTATTTGTACTAGTTAATTCTGTGTTGCATTCTTTGCATCTTACGATAATCATAATACAGGATGTAAGTGTTCTATTTATCAATCAAAAACAAGGTCTATATTTGTAGATAATGTCTTCCTAACTTTGTCAGATTTATGTGGAGTAACTCCATGAAGCATATTGCCAGGGAAAAATAACATATCTCCAGGTTCAATAGTAACCACCCAAGCGTCTCTATAATTTAAAACTGTCTGAAGTCTTCGGGGCAAATCGTTATTATATCTATCTCTAAAATAGAATTGAGAAAAGTCTTTCTGAACATCAGGATAGTATACACAAGAAAGATCTGCTGGATAATGATCATGAACTTCTTGGTGATAATTTCTGGAATATACATTTAACCAAGGATCCAATATATTATATCCACCCATATACTTAAGTTCTTTTGAGAGAAGATCTAAACTTGGAATATAAAGATCCAACCAATCAGTCCAATACAGAGGAATCTTATCTACAAGACAAGAACCACTCCAAGCAAATCTATCATTATCAATTCCATCAAGTGATATTTCTTCTATCTTGTCATTAAATTCTTTGCTATTAGGTGCTTTGAATTTGATATAAAAATTTGTATTAAATAAGTATTCCATACTCAATTATCAATATGCCCGAAGAGGGGATCGAACCCCCGACAATCTCCGTGTAAAGGAGGTGCTCTACCGCTGAGCTATTCGGGCAGACTCCTCCACTTGGACTCGAACCAAGAACCTCAAAGTTAACAGCTTCGCGCACTACCGATTGTGCTATAGAGGATTATCTTTTTGTTCTTTCTTGAGTTTAAAGTAGAGTTTATAATATCTCTTCTTCATATCATCAAGAATTTTGTTGTCCTCTTCAAAACCCAATCTTTTGGTGTGCATATAGCACCCCTCAAGTTCACCTATCAATAATAAGATTTTTATTGGGTCCATAATGAAAAAGGACAAGAGCGGAGTATCGGAATCGAACCGACGACATCTAACTTGGAAGGATAGCGTTCTACCGCTGAACTAACTCCGCAGTGCGGGACTTACACAAGAGAAGAGGTGGTGGTGGTTTCTCTTGATGCCCATGAGACAATCATATCAGGTGGTTGATAGATTGTCAAGCGACTCAGGTAGGACTCGAACCTACGACCGACTGCTTAGAAGGCAGTTGCTCTATCCAACTGAGCTACTGAGTCATGAGATAATCATACTAGATGTAGTAGTGATTGTCAAGTGGGCAGGGAGGGATTTGAACCCCCGTAGGCAGAGCCAGCGGATTTACAGTCCGCCTCCATTAACCACTCGGACACCTACCCGATGAACTAATTATAAAGGTTCTTCCTATTTTTGTAAAGAGCTTAAGTAATACTTATAGCTCCCCTTGGAACCGGACAAGCCAGATTCTACTTATGATTCAGAGTATTGTCAAGCATAAAAAAAGAGGAGTCGTTAGACCCCTCTAGAACGCTCTGTAAGACTACTCTAGGTAGAGTAGGTCAATCTCTTCACCCTCTGGTTCAATCCACTCTGCGAACTCCTGGTAGATGGCATAGGCATCGTCTAGTTGTCCTGCATCATGCTGGTGAATAGAGACCAGTTCATGAATCTCTCCAATGCGCTCCAAGGCCCAATCCTTAATGTCACTGATGTTTTCTTCAGTCGTCTTTTCCATAATAATCTTTTCGGTAGTACCTACTGAGGATGTTGCTATTGTAGTAGGCGGGCACTCCTTCGTCAAGGGATTCGGTGAGGACATTGTTTCCAAATAACTGTCGGGTTTCTTCAAAATTAGTTTTGCCCTTCGTTTTATGAAGGCTGATAATAACTCTACTAAAATTTTGTTTGCCGTATTTGATAATGTCTTCCTTAAGTTCTGGACAAGACCCATAATACTTTTTCCAATCCGATTCTTGCTTTACTTTTCGTTTCTTACCTTTTGGAGTTCTAAATGACCAGAAGTATTTCCTTCCAATGTACTTGCGACCGTTTTGTAGATTTGTAATGAGGTAGACAAAACCGAACTTATCGCCAATACTTTCAGATAAAAAAGGTTGTCCTTCAAAAAGCCAGGGATTTTCATAATCGATACTCATTAATAATATCAAATACTTTATTCAGATATTTATGTGCCAGCCCTCTTGCTTCGGATCCGTACTTATGTTCTTCCCAATAAAGGTCATTCTTTAATCGCTCCAACTTAGTCTTAAGTTCTGCAATTGTTACTTCGTTTCTAGGCATAAAAAAAGGGGAGTATTACCTCCCCTATCTAGCAATATTTAAAGTTGGAAACCACTGAATGTGTCCTTTTTCACATCTTGTTTAATTCCACCAACAACATATGATTCAACCTCTGTCTCTTGTGGAGCGACCTGGAGACCCTTAGAAGAGATCCAGTGCTGCGTCCAAGGCAGCGGATTGTTCTTAGCAGCAATATCATAGACTGGTTTCAGTCCAATTGCTTTGAGTCTTCTATTTGCAATCCATTCCACATACTGTTGCAGAAGTTTATCGTTGAGGCCAATCATCGATCCATCCTTAAACAGGTAGTCTGCCCAACGCTTTTCCTCATTTACAGCACGATCAAATGCAGCATATGTCCACTCTTCTTCTTCCTTCATGATTTGTTTCATTTCAGGATCATCACCCTGCGCCCACTTATTCAGAATATTCTGAGTGATTGCTAGGTGTTGGTTTTCGTCTCTTGCGATAAGACTAATGATTTTAGCGGATCCTTCCATAAGCTTAAGTTCACCAAAGGCGAAACTACAAGCAAAACTAACGTAGAACCGAATACCCTCAAGAATGTTAACGTTGGCGACTGCTCTATAGAGTTTGCGTTTGACATCTTTGATCTCCCATTGTGCTGATGGTGAATCTTTAAAGTCTGCCTGCCACATGCTACCATTGCCCCATGTTTGGGCACTACTGATGAAATCATCATATGACTCTGTAACGCTGCTAGCACGCTCCAGAATACGTGGGTCAGTTACAATCTTATCAAAGACCTCTGATGGGTCTGAATATACGTTCTTGATAATGTAAGTATATGAACGACTATGGATCATTTCCATAAATCCCCAAACTTCCATACATGCTTCAAGTTCAGGTAAGGAGCAGTAAGGAATGAAAGCCATTCCAGGCCCACGACCTTGAATTGAATCAAGCATGATCTGATACTTCAGGTTGGAAGTATAGATGTGTTTCTGTTCGGGGCGAAGTGTCTGATAATCTCCACGATCTTTTTGGAGTGACACTTCTTCAGGTCTCCAGAAGTATCCCAGTTGTTGTGTTGTAAGTTTATCAAAAACAGGATACTTGTAGGAATCGTACCTCTGGACTCCCAGAGGTTTGCCAAAAAACATTGGCTGCTTTTTAGTGTTTACTTGTTCTGTATTGAAGACAGTCATGCCTTCAACAGTTTTCACGGATGCTGGTTGATCCATTGACGAAATCTTAAACTGCACAGGATTCACACTCTCCCTCCTCGGCTTGTTCTAACTCATTTAGCAAATTATCTAGTTTGGTATTGTTTTCTTCCTGAACTTCATCAGACTTAAGATCGTTTGTATTCTGATAGTAGGAAGTCTTCCAACCGTACTTATATGTAGTCAAAAAGTCTTGTGCCATCACGGACACTGGGACTTCATTATCTGGATAGTTCTCTGGATTGTAACTCCAGTTACCAGAAATTGCTTGGTCAAAGAACTTTTGCATTACAGCAACAATATTAATATAACCACGATTGGACTCCATATCCCAAAGAAGCGTATAATTGTTCTTAAGAGAATGATATTGAGGGACAATCTGCTTGAGAGGGCCCTTCTTGGATTTTTTAACGGACAGGTAGTCTCTAGGTGGTTCGATTCCGTTGGTTGCGTTTGACACAACGGAACTGCTCTCCGAAGGCATCTGTGCGGACAGAGTGCTGTGTCGGAGGCCGTGCTCCAGGATAGACTGTCTAAGACCCTCCCAATCATGCTCATACTTGATACTGCTGATCTCATCTACATCCTTCTTGTATGTATCAATTGGCAAGATACCATCCGCATACTTGGTGCGACCAAACTCTTCACACCAACCCTTCTCTTTAGCAAGTTGGTTGGATGCTTTCAGCAGGTAGTATTGGAACGATTCAGTAAGTCCATGAACTGCATCCCATGCCTCTTGGGAATCATATTTGTAACCCAGCTTGGCAAGATAGTGTGCGAGACCAATGAAACCGATTCCAAGCGATCTACGTGCCTTCGTAGCGCGTTCTGCAGCAGCAACTGGATATCCTTGATAGTCAATCAATTCCTCCAATCCACGGACAGACAGATCACACAGATCCTCAAGTTCTTCATCAAGAGACTTCAGTTTACCGACATTGATGGCAGACAGAATACACAGGGCAATCTCACCAGCAGTATCATCAATGTGGTTGATAGGATCGGTAGGCAGAGTGATCTCTTGACACAGGTTAGACATATTCACCTTATCCTTGAAGGAAGAGTGAGAGTTACAGTGGTCGATGTTCATCAGGTAAAGACGACCAGTCTCTGCTCTCTCCTTGAGAATATCAAGAATTAGTTTCTGTGCTCCGATAGTTTTTCTTGGAATAGACTCATCCGATTCATAGCCCACATAGAGACTGTCAAATGAATCAGTACCAAAAGCATCATACAAACCTGGTACGTCATGCGGTGAGAAGAGGCTAATCTCTTCATCCTTAATGAAACGTTCGTAGAAAAGTTTTGAAATCTGGATTGAGTAGTCAAGTTTTCTTACGCGATTATCTTCTGTGCCCTTATTATTTTTAAGGACAATGATATCTTCTATCTCTTGGTGCCAGATAGGAAAGTGAACTGTAGCAGAACCACCTCTGATGCCGTTTTGTGTGCAGCATCGCACAGTTGCTTCAAACTTTTTAAGGAAGGGGACCACGCCTGTGTGTTGTACCTCTCCACCTCTGATTTTAGAGTTGATACCACGGATTCTGCCTGCGTTAATGCCGATACCAGCCCTTTGTGCGACGTATCTGCCAATAGCCATATCGCTGCTAAAGATACTATCGAGGGTGTCATCAACATCAACGAGAACACAAGATGCAAATTGACGAATGGGTGTTCTGACCCCTGCCATGATTGGCGTTGGGATGTTGATCCGATGCTTGGAGATTGCGTCATAATACCTCTTGACATAGGACATCCTAGTGTCCTTTGGATACTCAGCAAAGATAGTCAGAGCAATCATGATATACATCTGTTGAGGAGTCTCAAAGACCTCTCCAGATGATCTGTCCTGTACTAGGTATTTATCTACAACCTGCCTTAAACCAGCATATGTAAACAGAAAGTCACGATCATTATCAATGAAACTTTCTGCCTTCTTAATTTCTTCAATCGAATACTTAGTGAAGATATCTTTGTCATAAACATCATCATATGCAAGTTTGGTAATGTGATCAGACAGAGAAGGAAACTCTCTCATACGGCCATACAACTGCTTACGAAGTGCAAACAAAAGCAATCGTGCTGCAACGAACTGATAATTAGGGTGCTCAAGGTCAATCAAGTCACTAGCCGACTTAATCAGAATTTCTTGAATCTCTGCTGTAGTAATGCCGTCATAGAATTGAATTCCAGATTTCATTTCAACTTGACTTGCAGATACTCCTGCAAGACCCTTGGTTGCTTCTTCAACCATCAGGTGCATTTTATCTAGATCAAGGGACTCAATTCTTCCATCCCGCTTTTTAACCTTGGTGCCGTTGCTCATATCTTCTTCCAGGTAGTAAATTTAAGTTTTGCTTCTAAACCAGAGTAAGTATTTAATTCTATCAAATTTTGGACATCATGTCCAGACATAACCATATCATTGATATCCTTATCATCAATGCGTTCGGGCCAGATAACTACTGACTCACCAGCATCGATGGTTTTTGAGATTCGGTTAACGATTTCTCGATTGCGTGGTTCGTTGTCATAAATCCACACAGGATTGCTAATCCCCCAGCGACTAACATCAGCATCAGCTCCGCACATAGCAATCGCATTGCGAATGAATGTGCTGTCGAATGGTCCTTCTGTAACATAGACTGGAGCATCTGTTCTGATGTTATCAAGTCCGTAGATTTTTGGTGCATCATCATTAAACATCACAGTGATATATTTAACAGACTTAGGATTTGCAAAATCCATAGATCTGCCCTGAATTCCAACTAAGTTCTTATTATAGTATAGTGGAATAATAATTCGCGGTTCATCATACTTTGTGTCATCAAAAGTATGCTTGATTCCATTTACAAACTTTTTAAAGTGTTCGGCATAATAAAAGTCATCTGGACAGAGTTTCCTTGCCGTAAGGTATCCCTCAGATCTAGCATCCTCCGAACACTTAGGAAGTTTAATCTTTGCCTTAAACTTGGGAGCCTCAAACTTAAATTCAGGTTCCTCCGTAAAGAAGTTCCTGCCAGTATGGCCACTTTTAAATTTCTCCATAATATATTGCTTATGGACAGCAGGATCCACCTCCTTCAAGAAGTTGTTGAATGACATCGATGCGCCACAATTATGGCACTTGAAGTTGGTATTTGCCTTCACCGCATACAAATAACCGCGTGTCTTATTTTTGTTCTTCTGTGAGTCTCCACAGATAGGACATCGGAAATTATAGAGGTTTGACTTTACTCTTTTGAATTTTGAAAGTCTTGGTGATACAAGTCCAATAAACTTGGAATCAATATGATCCATTCACAAAGGCAACCGCTGGCACTACTATAGCACTTTCTGCGGAAGATAACAAGGGTTTAACCATTTTTATTGCTTGTGGATTGGACAGTGCTACAACTGCTCCCAGTGCTCCGAGGCCAATCCAAAGTTTTCGTTCCAATAAAGATAATCGTTTACCAACGCTGTCGTGATCGCTGTCCATTTTATCACGGAGTTTGTCGATCTTATCAAACAATACTGAGTCGATTTCTTCTTGCTTCGATATTCTTTCCTCATGAACCGCTAACATGCGCGACACATTATTATTTACCTCAGCAATTTTTTCAATAGCAGAATCTAACTTAGAGACAAATGCCTCAAAATTCTCAAGTCTTTCTTCTAGTACAGCTACCTTAATTTGATCTGCCATTTTCAGATTTCCAAATCTTTCGCAATCCCTTCTGGTAAATATATTTCTTTTTCTTTCTTCTTACTGGAGGGTCGTCACCTGCTTCAGCAGAACCTGCAATCTTTCCACTCGCCATTGAGTTGGTAGGAACATTCGCTCCCACAACGCCCTCTTCGCGAATTTGCTTTAATCGTTCAAACAGGTTCTTCTTTTCCATTGTAGATTTGATATAAGGACTTCATACATTCAAGATCGACCTTGATGTCATGAATAAAGGTTTTAGGATACTCTGGAAATTTATTCAAAAATATTATAAAACTCTTCATCGCAGGCCACAAATCTGAATCAATCTTAAAGAATAACATAGGAGTTGCTGCTTCACCAAATATATTATACAGAATGATAAAGTGATTTACTAACAGGTGAGTTTTAAGCTCACCTGTATTACGATATCGTTTCAGTAGTCGTTTAATATACTTGAAATGATTTAAATCTTTTTCAAAGTCTTTTTTAGTGACTGCCTGAGGATTCTGATGATATTTGATGGCAAACAGGAGGAAGTTATCCTCATTCAGTTCATTAAAAATCATACTTTAGTTAGATTAGTTTATCAGTCGATTCCGCCATATGCGTTACCAGGTGGGAATGCAGGTGCATTACCAGTGGTGATACCAGACATTGCTACCAGAGTTTCAGACTTAACTCTGTAGTTTCCTTCAGTGTCAATGTAGGTGGTAACTCCAACCCAACCACCATGAGTCAGTGCGAATGCAGAAGATTGTGCATTATCCAGACCTTCTGATGCGACGCCATAAATGTATGAATCGTCAGCACCTACACCAGACTTCTCACTATACTTGGAATCAAGAATAGAAGACTTGGGAAGTTGACTTCCAACATAAGTCGTTCCAGCAATCGCTACACCACTCAGACCAGCAGTTGAACCAATTGTCAGAGAAGTTGTACTTGCAACACTAACAACAACGGCATCACCAAAATACACATTGTCTCTAGTACCGAAGCGAATTACATCTCCTTCTTGGATTGCTCCAGTTTCACCAAAAGTGGTTCCGGATCCAGTAACTGCTCCAGTCTGATAATTAAGTGATACTGTTCCACCGCCACGGATGGAATCATTATTCCCCCAAAGTGCCATGTCTTTCTTCCGTTGAAATATTTGCTAATTATATTTATAAAAATGGGAGACCTTGAATTTGGTCTCCCAGAGTATCATTCTTCGTCTCTTGCTTTGATTGCCTTAGTGACAACCTCAAGAAGTTGATCGTCCATATCGGTCTTGGTCAGCTTAACCGCTTTACCCAAGATAACAAGACAGATCTCAACCAACTTTTCACCGAGTTCTTCGTTTTCTGGAATCTTGTTAACGGCATCAGAAATTACCTTTGAAGCTAATGGGAGTAAAAATGACAGCATGATAATCCTCAGTTAATACTAACTATATATCAACTATCGGGAGTAAATACACCCTTATTAAAAGTACCCCACTTACCTTTGTGGGTTCCACGCATACCCTTACCCTTTCCTCTAGCAGTTTCTATATCTTTAACAAACTTACCATACTTTTTGCGTTTGTCATCTTTAGCAAACTGCTTCTTCTCTTTGTCATCTCTAGCATACTTTGCTGAACGACCAGCGTCAGTATTGCTATAAATTTCATTGACTTTTTCTTTCCCTTGGCAATGTGCTCTCTGAGAAAAACCTTTTGGATTATCGCAGTCAATTGATTTTTTATACTTAGCAGACCACCCTTCACTCTTGATGCCACCAATACGATCAATGGCACGACCTAAAGCACGGCCAATCTTATCACGCTTACGATCTTTTGGTTTTGAAACAGAAGAACTGCCTTTCTGACGCTTGGCATAGTCCATATAAGACTCACCCTTGCGAAGTTTCTTAGGATCTGGTTTAGCAGTTGGTTTAGAACTTCCTGCACGATCTTCACGGGCACGGGCTTTATTACCAGCACCACTAATCTGTGCATCTTTCTTGGGGTCTGGGTGCCAATAATCACCAGCCTCTTTAACTTCCACTTTACTAGGAAGTCCTTTATGCTTTGTTGATGCAAAGTCTTTTGCATCTTTCTTCTTCATTGATGCTGCTGCTTGTGCAACTTCGGGAGAAGGTGCTGCCATCTCCCCCTTCTTCACGGCATGGACCATACCCATAAACCGTTGTTGTGCTTTTGATACTGCTGGCATTACTTTTTCTTCGTATCTATGATAGCACCCTTTCCATACTTGGATTGGATTTGTGCTTTTACAATGTCAATTGCTTTAGAAGTACTTGGTGCTTTCTTTGGACCAGTAGCGACATTTTTAGCAGGACGACGATAATCTACATTACCATCAACACCACCACGCTCTTGACGCATATCCCTCAAACGATCTTCTGCAGACTCACCCATTGCCTTAGCAGGTTGAGCCGCACCAGGTTTTTCTTTACTGAGTTGTTGTGCTCTCTTCATAGCAATCATTCTATCAATTCTTGCTTTTTTCTTTTGGAGCATCAGTTCCTGAGGAGACATTGATGCCTCTTCACTGGTCATTCCAAGAACAGATGGTTTGGTCTTCTTGGTAATCTTGTCATGTGCCTTGATTGAATGTGCTTCGTGATCAGCATAAGACTTTCCAGCAGAGGGCCCAAGTCTACCAGGAGACTTAGCCTTGCTTCCTGCCTTTTTTTCTGCTGCCCTTTCTTTAGCAGCAACCTTTCTCATGGCAGCATCTGCACCATACACACCTTCACCAACTAATTCCTCACCAATCTTCTCTTTACGACCTACACCAGCACCTCTATAGGTGGTTGGTTTCTTTTCTACAGGACCTCTACCAGACTTATATCCTGCCTTAGCAATTTTCCTAATTTTATCAATCTTTGATTGAATACTTGATTTTGCCTTACCAGGTGCTGCTTGAACTGCTGCCTTTGCTTTTGCTGCTTGACCGACTGCACGACCAGCACCAAAAATTGCTTTCTTAGCAGCAGACTTAACTCTATCCTTCAAGGATTTTTTAGGTGCTTCTCCCTTGTTCTTTTCTGCAGTTGCCTTGTTCTTTTCTGCAGCTGCCTTTGATGCTGCTACTGCAGAATCATAGTAACCCTCATCCAGAGTGTTCAGTGCAGACTCGATACCAAACTCAACATCATCCTCAGAAAATCCTTCTTGAATCAATTCATCATACACACTTTCGATGACATAATCCATCTCATCGATTTCAATCTGCTCAAGCAGAGTTCCACCCATTTCCTCAACTGCTTCTCCCAGTTTAGGATTAATAACTACTTTATTGTTGACTTTCTTTTCTTTAATTGGTTTATCATTCTCATCATTGATAACTTCAGACAGTGACTCTCTTTCTTCTTTGAGTCTCTTCTTCATCGCATTACCAATAGCCTTACGACGCTTATGGAGATACTTGTCAGACTTATCAGTATCACCATCATTATCGATGTCAGCATCTTCTTGACCTACAGGATCAAGACTTTCAACGCAAAAATCATAAAACTGTTCTACAGTATATAAAGAGAGATCATAACCTTCACCGATTAAAGTATCAACCAACCAATCAAATTCCTCTCTATTGAGTGCTGCTGCTCTCTTGCGTGCTTTATTTCCACTGCCACGACGGTCATCAGCACCATACTTGCTATAACCACCTTTCAGATAACGATCATGTGCTGCTTTTGATTTATCTGCAACTCTCTTGGAATATACTGAACCACCATACTGCTTTTGATCTCTCTCTGCTCTTGCACGAGTTTTATCAAGAATCTTTCTTTTAGCAGAAGTATCAGACCTTTCAGGACCAACATTATACTTCTTACGAAGTTGCTCACCTCTGCTCATTGGTTTTGCTGGTTCTTCTTTTTTCTTGCCACCAAGAAGTCTCTTTACGGCAGAACGAAGTCCTTCATCAAGAATCTCAAAAGACTCAAAGTGAGGATTCTTCATTTGAGGACCCTTGGCAAGTTCTTTGCGTGCCTTCTCATTGTTTGCCTGACGCTTCTTCATGTCAGGTTCAAGATAGGTATCGTCCTTCTTTTTCTCAACAATCTGATCCAAGTATACCTTGGAAATATCATTCAAAGGATTGGTTGACATTGTTCTACTTTTTTTTCTTATACTTATTTATGAAGTTCTTAATCTCCTGAGTGCCCGTCATACGCATTGCATATTGACGATAAGAATCAGTTCCAACTTCTCTCTGATCAGCAGAAACACCTGAGGGGCCAGGATAGTTTTGAACTGCTTCCATCACATCACGGATCCAAGATTTGAACATTACATTCTCTTTGGTTACACAAATCAAGTGATTTGTTCCTCTACGAACAATCTCCCCAATCAAACCAGTGTTCATGTTTTCAACAATATCACCGATGCGATAAATCAAACCATTTACATAGTTTTCACGAAGTCCTTTCGCATCAAACTTAGGAGCAATCTCCCACATCTCTGCAACTTCTTTCTTCTTCTTAATCTTCATTCCAGAACGAACTGCATCAAATAATGCTTGAGTATCGCCATCATCCAGTTCTTTTGGAGTACCGCGACGGAAAGCATCAAAGTCACCATCAACAACAGCCTTTCTCATCTTGGATGCTGACATTCCTTCCACACCTTCAGCATCAGCATCTCTGACACCTGCAGAGATTACACGAATCTCATCAAAGGTATAAAGTTCCCCATTATATTTGGTTGCCAGATTTTCAAACTCTGCCTGACGATCAGAACCAACAATAATATTAACACTCGTATATCCTTGCTCACTTGCAGTAGTAAGAACATTAAAGATAGATCTCATCTCATCATCATTCACAATATTCTCTGAGTAATCAGGGAACATCTTCTTCATATATGAAATCTTCATATCAGGATCAAGTGGATTCTTCTTAGAATCCTGCGTTCTTGAAGGATAGATTTTAAGATCTCCACCAGCAGATGCTTTCTTCGCAGCACTCAATAGTTTTCCATGGCCAACAGTAGGTGGATTAAAACGACCAAAAGCAACAGTCAAAGTATCTGCTTGAGTTTCTGTTTCTTGGTCTTGTGGTGTTGCTGCCTTCTTTGTTGGTTCTTGTTCTTTTGTTGGTGGTTTAGTTTGAGTTCCTGTTGGTTGTTGATTATTCTGAGTTCTTACTTGCTTAGGATCTTGCTCACCTGGTTTCTGACTTTGATTGAAGAATTTGAGTTTTCCATCTTCAGTCTTCGCAACAAATTCTCCACGGGAATCTAACCAACCACCGTGGCCATCACTCTTGAGGTTTAACTTCTTTGCCTGCATTGAGGCTTGTGATTGTGCCTCACTCAGGAATTGAAAGAAACTTTTCATTGATATTGTTAGTCCTTATACTATATTTAGTGTTTTTACTTCCACCTATCTGGACCAAAAGTTTTTGTAGAAGCAATTTTTTTATACAGTTGAGAAAAATTATTTTGTCTCACCGACATAAAAACTTGGAATTGTGGTTCACTTGTCAATGCACCCTTATATCTTACTTCTAAATCAACGATAGCTATTGGATTTTTTTTACCAATTAACATAGTATAAAATAATTTAGCTGCTGTTGCTCCAGGTTCAAATGCGTGTTTCTTATTGTCTTGTTGAATAATTTTATAAGATGTATTGTCCGGATCTTCAAATAACTTTCTAAAAATTTCAGATGTTGTTCTTCCCTCTTTTTCTAGAGGAGGATGAACCTCCATCACCTTTCCATTTTTATAATCACCTGTTCCTGTAATCAAACTAAAATGAAAACTTGTATCTGTCAGATAAGCATCCAATTTAATTTTAAAAATTAAATCCAAAAAATCTTCAAAAAATTCTCTATTATTATTGAAGTTTTTCATAAAAACTTCATCAATCGCTTTGAAGTAAATGTTTGGATTGCTGCGATATTCGCCTTGTCCTCGGAGCATGTTACTCTTATCTGTTCTTTCAGTGAATAACGTATCAACTACTTTAAGAACTTCTTTGATTGGCATCTTATCAATTGATTTGCCTTTATATTCAGTAAGTTTTGTTTTTTGTTTAATCGCTCCTCTAAAAAATTTTAATTTAGCATTTTCTATTTTTGAAACGGCAGCTGGTCCTCCTGGCATAGAACGCAACTTTTTCTCAATAAATCCACGACTACCCATTAATGGTTTATTAAGGAGTGTTGGTTCTACATCAGGTTTACCTGAAGTAATGCCTCTCTTTTTTAAAGACAATCCCCAATAGTGAGTTGCCTCAGTGGGTCCAGAAGTTTCAAATTTAATTATAATGTCTGATGAATTATAATTTTTTATTTCGTCTCTTTTGATATTAAACTTCTTAACTTCTGCTGCCCATTTCGTTCCTGTTTGCCATACTGTTTTTACTTTTCCAGATCCTATTTCATCAAGAATATAATTTGAAACCGAAATCGCTTTTGCAAGATTAACAACATCAGGATCCTGTTTATCTCTATCAAGATAAAATCCGTCAAGTCCAGCAGATCCTTGAACTTTTGACGCGGTAGTAGCAAGTTTATCTACGAGTTGTTTAATATCTTTATCATGTGCCTCACCTGTCTTTGAATTTAATTGAGACACATTCACTTTATTCATTTCTAAAATCAAACACGCAGTCATTAACTCATGAGGATCAGATCTTTTTCCACCTTCACCATTCGATAATCCCTTTGCCTGAAATAAGATACTAAGTATTGGATTGCCAGATTCTTTTCCCTCTTTAAATACCCTAAGATTAAAGAAATTTACACTAGATCCACTATCACCTCTCTTACTTACCTCTGCAGAAAAAACTACTGGCGAATCTGGTTCTAGATATTCAATTATTTTTTTCTCTATTTCTTCTTTATTTTTATTATAAAATTTTTCAGTTTCTTTCGCAAGATGCTCTCTTTCTTGTTTGGACTTTATTCTAGGTTTAAGTACAACTTTACTACCACTACCTTTCACAACCATTGCAGTGGATTTTGAGTTCCATTCTTCAATGTTTCTATCTTCACTACCAGATCCATAAGACTGATAAAATCTTTTAAGGGAGAGTTTTCCTGAAAAAATATTATCTAAGTTGCTTATAATTACGTCAGAATTTGCCATTGAAAGACGCTTTTTTTAAGTATTTAGAATGGAGTTATGGGGACTCGAACCCCAAACCCCCTGCTTGCAAAGCAGGTGCTCTACCAGTTGAGCTATAACCCCGAACAAAGACATTATAAAACCCACTCAACACAATGTCAAGTGGGTAATGTCAACTTCCCAAGCAGTTTATTTATCAGTCACACATGATGTCAAGGATTCTTTCAATCTCTTCTGCAGTGAAAAGACCGGTTGCTTCCAGTTCTTCCTTCTTCAGGTTTGCCTTGCGATACTCAATATCAGCACGGGTGCCACGGTCCATCTTACCCTGTGACTTAGGCTTGGTCTTACCACCTACATCAGGTTGCATACCAGGATTTGCTGCCTTGACTCTGCGACCATGGGTGTATTCAGCACCCGATTGCTTGGAGTCACCAGACACCATCTTACCACCCTGCGAGCGGGAGTCAGCATACTCTTTGTCGGACTGACCGTGCTTACCCTTGTAGAGTTCTTCTACATTCTCAACTTCTTCTTGACGAAGTGCCTTACGACGTTTCTTCTCAATTTGCTTACGAGTAACAACTTCTCCTTTGCCACGATTGGCATCAGGATCATAATTACTAGGAGGAGTATAGTTACTTCCAAAAGATTTGATGTTAGCTCTTACACGGGCAGTATGTTGCTTATTGCTAGTGCGCCGTGAATCTTCAGCAACATTCTCAACTTCTTGAGGAGCATAAACTTGATTATATGCTTCTTGAAGACCTCTAATCTCTTCGTAGTTCATTTTTATAAAGACTTTTCAATTATTTATAAAAAAAAGACCCCCGATTAGGGAGTCTCAGATTCTTCTTTCTTTTTGTTGAATCCAAAAGGAAGAGTTTCTTCAAGTTTCAGTTTGAGAGCAACACCACCAACTGCTTCCATTACTTTCAGAACATCTTCTGGTTTAGCGTCTTCACCCAGTTCTTTAGCAACATACCAATACTTAGGCCAAAACTCTTCACCAGCTTTTTTATAATCATCAAGTGTCAGTAGTTTCATTCTTCAATTCCTCTTCAATTTGTTTATCAAGTTCCACAATCAAATTTCTAATGTCAGAGATTCTTTGTGGGCAGCAAGTTGGGTCAAGTGTATAACCTTTTTGCTCAATAAACAATGCTTGTCTTAGACCAGCAGCTTGTCTTACATCAATTTCAAGTTTAATCATTTTCGCTCACTTCTTCATTAGTTTCAAATCCAGCAAGTTCTACTCCGGTTTGATTGAGATATTCAATCGCACCTTGAACTTTATAAAATGTTTGACGCTTAAGTTCAATTTGCTCTTGAAGTTCCTGGACTTCTTTTGCAATGGTTTTTTGCTGGTTTAGCAAATTTTGCAGATGTTCTTGTTGTTCGGTCACAGATCTCCCTCCTTACGATTTTCAGAATAGTGAACATCAAAACTACCACCAGGGTAGCGTGCTTCTAGTTTATCAACATTCATCTCAATGACTTCATCAAAGGTGGTGTCAAGTGCCATACATGCTTGAGCAAGATACCAACAGATATCACCAAGTTCACGTTTCATATGAAAGACATTCTCTTCACTGTAAGGTTTACCTTGAAAGACAATCTTCTTAACAACCTCAGTGAACTCGCCAGACTCTGCAGTCAAACCGAGTGCAGCAGTCAGAAGTTGGGTAACATTAGCACCATTGGCTTCCAGTTCAGTCAATCGTGATGACAGAGCAGGATACTCAAGACTAGGAGTGCTAGTCACACCATGGACAAATTCAAGGTATTTATCGGTGTCAACTTTTTGGGTCATAATTTCAAAACTTGAATCCTTCAAAAGATTTTTTTGGTTTGCGTTCTTCAAAATCATACTCTTCTTCTTTGCCTTTGTCAAGAACATCATCTTGTGCTGACTGCTCACAGTCATACAGTCTCATTTTAGCACGATCAATACCAACAATAAATCTCTTATGGATTGTTGGATCGTTGTAGCGATTCTTCAACTGCTTTACCATAATTTGTCCCAAGTCTTCAAGCTCATCTGTAGAAATAAGGGCAAACATAAGATCAGCAGTAGCAGGCAACCCAAAGGACTCACTAGTATCAGTAAGCTCAACATCAGAGCTACCATAACCGCTGCGAGTGGTCTGCGTGGCAGAAACGATAGGGACGTTTGCTTCAACAGCCAATCCTCGAAGCTCTTCAGCAATTGCTTTGATATAAGAATATGAATTGACAGTGCTATTTCCGCGATACCGTTCGGAAGCACATATATTAAGGTAATCAATGAAAATAATATCAGGTCTAAATGATTTCTTAAGTGCAAGTTCATTAAGAAGTGACTTAAAGTGTCCACTGTGTGCGCTCGCTGTAGGGTACTCTTTAATAATTAACTGACCTTGAGTTTTCTTTGCAAGGTTTGTTACTTTATTTTCAAACATCACCTTTGGGAGATCAGTTATCTCTTGGATAGGGACGTTGAGAAGATTAGCATCAATTCTTTCTGCAATCTTTTCTTCAGCCATTTCCATCGTGATGTATAATACATTGTTTCCGCTGAGGAGAGCCCCAGATGCGACATGACACATAAACAAAGATTTACCGACACCAGTGCCAGCGAGAGCAATGTTAAGCGTTTTATTCGGTAGACCACCTTTGGTAATTTTGTTGAAATATTCAAGGTCAAATTCGATCTTGTCTTCTTTGCGGTGGTATGTCTCATATCTTGCCTCATAATCAAGAAGATAGTCGTGTCCAATGTGAGTGTCAAAGGAGACCGCCAGAGCGTTTGAGAGGATGCTTGGGATAGCATCACGGTCCTTCTTCTCATCTTTACCATCAGCAAGTGCGATGGACTCCATAAGTGCCAGATAGATAGCACGGTCCCTACACCACTTCTCTGTAGTATCACATAACCAATCAAAATCTGTAGGGACATCCTCAAGATAACTGATAAGTTTTGTTATCTCTTTAAAAGAAGAGTCGTTGATGTCAGATCTCTTTTCAGTTTCAATACAAAGAACTTCTTTCGTTGCAGGTTGATTATACTCCTGAACAAAACTAGAAACTTCTTCAAATACAGTTCTCTGAATGGGATCTTCAAAGTAGTCGGCTTTAATAAAAGGAACTACCTTACGAAGATACTCTTCATTATAGATTAGATTACGAAGAATCAGAATTTCAACTTTGTCCATGCGGAATATCAAAAACGAATGTTATCCTTGTTTCATCACCGACATTCACCGTGCCGTGAGGAAGTTTATTGTTGAACCAAAGAAGAGTTCCTGGTTCAACGATGACAGTTTCTTTGCCGCAGAAATATTGATATCTTCCAAGTATAGAAAGATGATACCTGTTTCTGCTCAGGTAATAAGTACCTTCATCAATATGAGCACCTACAATCTCATCTACAGGAAGTGAAAGAAAACCGCACCGATGAATATCCGCATTCTTAAACTGTTTGCGTATGATCTTTCTGATTTCACGGTGATGAGCATAGGCTGGAGTTTTAATATTGATCTCCGAGTCTCCCACAAAATCATCTTTGTGTTTGACACCACCTATTATAAGTTGAAGTGCGCTGACTGGCAAGTCTGCGAATCCCCTATCAACTAAGGATTGGGATCCTTCCAGAGTTTTCTGGTGATCCCAATCCTGTGGATATTTCTTCAGTTGTTGTACTACTTTACTTACATTGATTCCAGTTTTGATGATTTTGATCATTTCTTTTCAACGAATGGGAGAAGAATTTTCTCTAGATTTCTATCTTCAAGTTTTAGTTCATCTTTCTTTAAAATTGAATAACCTTTGTGTTGTTGTCTTTTATCTTTTGCTTTAGTATCAGGTGAAGTTTTTCTTAGGGCTCCCTTATCAAGATTAAGAAATTCGCAAAATTTAGAAAGATTATAAGTCACATAAATGTTTTTACCATCCGTAATATAAAAAATATTACAACAATTGTGAAGTGCTTTATTTTCTTCTTGAGTAACCCATCTTAAATTTTCTAGACGGTTGTCTGTAGCAATTCCATTTATATGATCTACTTCAGATTTATTATCTGGATTTGGGATAAATGTAGATGCAATTAAACGGTGAACGTCACCATATTTTTTTGTCGTCCAATACTTTTGACCCCTGAGTCCAGATTTTTGCAAATACTGATGGACCTCACCATCCTTGTCAAAGATTTTTCCATCTTCAGTGATAGTAATCATGAACCGTAGCTAAACTCCTGCTTAGCAATTTCATCAAGTTGTTCCATTACTTCTGGAGTGAAATAGACTTCTGGATCTTTGAGAATTGCTTTGGCATAGACTTTCTTAGTCTCACCATCAACAGTCATTTCATATCGACCTGCCACATTTTTCCAAAGACCACCAATCTCTCCCAGTTCAAGAAGGCCATAATATCGATCAAGACCACGCTCATCATAATAAAGACGCACCGTAACATCCTTGTTTTCCTTACTCAGACGCGACTTAGCAGTCTTTGCCTTGATAAGGTTTCCAACGATTTCTGTTCCATCCTTTTCTTTTTTCTTGCTGAGATAGATGATTGTAGATGCAGCATACTTGAGTCCACTGCCTCCACCCATTTCTTTTGTAGGGACATAAGCACCAATGACATCGTAGGTATGGTTGGTAACGATCATAGGAATGTTTGCTTGACCCAACTTCAAAGTAAGCATTCTGAAAGCACCCTTGACCAGTTGAGATTTGGTCATATCACGAACTTGTTTGTCGTTAAGTGCGTCAGTAATCTCCTTTTCTGTGGAAAGCATACCCAGAGAGTCTAACACAAACATACAAGGTTTGCGTTCTTCTTCAGGTTTTTTTAAATATATATCTACCGCTTTGAGCGCCTTACTGCGAAACTCTTCAATTGTAACAACATTAATAACAACAAGACGAGAAGTATCGATGCCACGGGATTCTATGAGCGATTTATTAATAGCTGCCTCAGTATCAAAGTAGAGACAATACCCATCGGGATTGGAATCAAGAAAATTCTTAACAACGGCGAGACTGAAGAAAGTTTTTCCAGTGCTAGATTCTCCAGCAATAGCAGTAATCTTATTCCCAGATACACCACCAAAAATGGAACCTGAACAAAGTCCGTTAAAAATATACGAACCCGTGTCCACATAAGACTCCGTTTCATCAATATCAGATGCGAGTTTTGTGAAATCATCACCAATCTCTTTTACAATATCTTTCAAAAAGTCCATCAAGCAACCATCCCGTATTGTTCACGAAGAATTTTTTTATAAGAACCATTAGGAAATTGTTCCCTAATTTCTTTGATAGTATTAAGTTTTTGATAGAGTGCTGCATCTCCACCGAGGCGAAGAGCACTCACAATAGTTTTAAGTTCTTTGTCGTTAATAGGAAGTTCCATTAATTCCAGCGTAAAGTTTTTAGATAATCAAGAACATTTTTTCTTACATCCATTAGCTCATGGTAACATTTCTGGTTATGAGCACACTGTCGAAGAGCAGGATCTGGTTTATGCACAGATTCAATGAATATATCAAGTCCGCGATTCCATTTATCTTTTTTAGATTCCCCGTCATCAATTGTATATTGGTCTTTCATAAGAAGAATGATTCCAAAGTATTAGTTTTTTCTACAGACCATCCAATGGCATCGAGAATTGCTTTCAGTGGTTCTAGAAAAGCTTTCTCAAATTGTAAGTCATAGTCAATATATTTGTCAAGATTTAGTTCCTTAGGAAACTCTTGAATAAAAGAAATAATATTTTCATGAATAATGTTTGGTTTTTTCAAGTAACAGAATTTAATTTTTTCACCATTCTGGATAAGTGAGTATTTGTTGTCGAGTTTGTTTTGTTTAATGTAATGATTAAACAAAAGAGCCCCACGAATATGTATGGGAGTTCCCTTGATGTAAATGTCCGAATGAGACCTATACTTTGCAACATCAGATGCAGACCTAGGGAAAGAAATTTGTTCTGGAGGGAGTTTCTTAAAATCAGAACGAGACTGTTCGATAAAATTAATTACATCATCTTCAGTTCCACTCATCATCAACTTAAGAGCATCTTTAATCATCTTTCTGCATGGAGCAGGAGTGGACGATTTAACGGCTTCAATGCCCATCATTTTCAGTTTGGGTTCTGAATATTGAACACCTTCGCTATTGTGAACATTGAGAATGTATCGCTTCTTCGCAGTCCAGATACCACGGTCAGCAATATTTTCACGCTTCATTTGCATTTTTTGTTCATATGCCGAAACGTAATTCGCAAGTTCCTGATAAGATTGTTCGATGAATGGTTCCAACTTGTCTTGGCAGATCTTATCAAGTAAGGAAACAATCGCTGCTTTATCGTCAGACTTATTACTAAAAAATTTAGCAATAAGAGGTTC